TAGAAGTAGGATTTAACAGTTGTGCTAACTTAGTCAGACCACAAATACAAGATGGTTCATCTACAGTGAGAATTGCATCACGCAAAGAACTAGATGATATTATTACCTTTGGTTCATCTGTTACAACCTCATCTGAAGGTCGAGCAGGTGTAAGAAGTTTTGGTCGTTATCATCGTGTAGAAGTTAACCCTACTGGTAACTGGACACACGCAATAGGAGTGGATGTAGATATAGTTCCTAGAGGAATTCGATAATGTTTAGAGTCTTACCCTATCAAGGTGGAACACCTCGTGAAATATCAGAAGTCGTAAACAATGCGATGAATGGTAAAACAAACAACACAGGCACAATTACATTAGATACAGGTTGGGCAACAACAACGACACTATACGATGAAAGAATTGGTTTTGATTCTGTTATTTTATTAGCACCATTAAGTGATAGTGCAGAAGCATCTACAGCACCTTATGGTGAGTTTAGTAAAAACACAGACCAGTTAGCACCAAGTTCAGGAAATACGGCAGTAGTTGAATGGACTACAGAGCATGAAGTCAATGGTATGTATTTAGATGCAACAAATACATCAAGAATATATGTTAGAAATGATGGCATATATGAAGTAACATTTTCATTGCAATTAGCAAATGCTAACAATGATGCAGAACACGCAGATGTTTGGTTTAGAGTCAATGGCACTGATGAAGCAGACTCAGGAAAAAGATTTGGTTTGCCAGCAAGAAAGTCTACTGGTGACCCATCACACTTAACTGGAACAGCAAGTCATGTGTTAGATTTAACAGCAGGTGATTATGTAGAGATAGCAGGTGCAACATCCTCTACTGATGTTTCTTTAGAGCATTTTACTGCAACAACAACAACACCATATACAAGACCTGCAATACCATCTGCACAAGTTAGTTTAAAATATATTGCACCATATAGCATGGATAATGTGTATGTTTCTGCTCAACAAAAAGGTCAGGCAACTATTACACACTTTGCTAACAACACATCGAACAAGACATATGGGTATGTTATTATAGGGTAATGGATACTAATTTATTTATAGTCCCTACTAATCATGTCCATCAATTTTGGAATTTAGCAGAATCACACTTACAAAAAGCAATTGATACAGGCAATGGTGAATTTACTATTGATCAATTACGTCAATTTGTTTCACAAGGCAATTCGACACTTTTATTAGTTATGAATGATAAAGTTTGTGAATGTGCATTTACAGTCCAATGGGTAAATTATCCTAATGATCGTGTTGCTTATATTACTTATATAGGTGGCATAACTAATAAAAAATGTTGGGATCAATTTCTTACATGGGTAAAAAACAATGGTGGAACTAAGGTTCAAGGTTCTACTGCTAAACAAAGTATCGTCAGATTATGGCGAAAAAAATTCGGATTAGAACCTAAATATACGTTAATGGAGTTAAAATTATGATACATGATTATTTCCCAGAGTTAGATGGTAACCAGTCCATCGACAATGGAAAAATGGGTAGACAACTATTTAAAGGTGGTGGAGGAGGTGGTTCGTCTACAACAACACAACAACAACAACTAGATCCAACTGTTCGTCCATTTGTTGAATATGGTTTACAAGAAAGTAAACAACTTTATCAATCAGATACTCCACAATACTATCCATACCAAACATACGTATCTCCATCTCAACAAACACAATCTGCATTACAAGCAACACAAAATAGAGCATTAGCAGGTTCTCCATTAGTAACTGGCGCTCAACAACAACTTGCTAATACTATTTCTGGTGCTAACTTAGGTATGAATCCATATTTAGCACAAGCATTAGCAGGCACAGCAGGTGTTGCTACACAGCAATTTTATGATGCATTGCAAGGTATTCAGTCTCAGGCATCTTCTGCTGGTCGTTATGGTTCTGGTGCTATGTCAGATTTACAATCTCGTGCATCTACAAATTTAGCAAAAGAATTAACTAATCGTGCTGGTGAGTTGGCATATCAAAACTATGCTAATGAGCGTGCAATACAAGAGCAAGCACTACGAGATGCTCCTGCACTTGCTCAGGCAGATTACCAAGATATTCAACAATTAATGAACGTAGGGCAAGCAACCGAATCATATCAGCAAAAAGCATTAGAGTCAGATATTGCAAGATACGAGTTCGAGCAAAACCTACCTTACAGTAAACTACAAACATACCTATCTTCAGCGTATGGTGCGCCTATGGGATCGGTATCTACATCTGAATCTTCAGGAGGTGGTAAATAATGTTTGAACAATTTTTTGCAAACTTAGGTATTAACTTATTATCAGGAAAAGATCCTCTCAATTCAGTTAAAGATGCTAGTATATCAACATTTACTGGAAATGCTATTAACAAAGGTTTAGATCAATTTAAACTTGGCAGTGAATTAGCAAATCAAGGTGTTCAGAATGCTGAATATGTAAATCCTGCATTATCAAGCACTGCAAATACTGGTGCTGGATATACTGGTGACGTTAGTATGATGCAAAGTAATTTAGGTCGAGTTGGTGAGTTAACACCTCCTCCAATGAACCCAGACATGACTGCAAGATCTATGTATCCATTTCAACAAAATCCAGCATATAGTCAAACACCAGTAGAAACTGCTGATTTAGGTGCTTACGATATGGCACAAATGAATAATACACAGTATCCTGACTACACAGCACAAAGAGGAACTTCTGATTTATACACTGGTGGTGGTGCAGAACAACCAATGTCTTTATTAGATAGGGCATATGCAAAAGGTTCTGACATGATTAGCAACATCGATGCTGGTGATGTAGCAACTGGTGGTTTGTTGTATATGAATAAATTAGAAAAAGACCAGCAATATAAAGATTATCTAAATATGCAACGTGCAAGTATGATGAAGGGTGGTATTACTAGAAGCGCAGATAAACCAACTCCAGCACAAATATTAAAAGTAAAGGTGACATAAATGGTAGATTTTACAAAACTATTTCAAGACGTATTACCTCCTGACCCTAATCAACCAAATGTAAATACGGTGCAAACTCAACCTACACCTGATACTGGTTTGTTGCAAAAGATTGGTCTAGATAATATTAATCCATTCTTTACTCGTAGAGATCCATTTATGACTGCAATTATTGGTAAAGAAGGTGCTGATCGTGTATTAGGTCAAGGCACAGGAACTGGTATAGTAACTGCTGGATTAACATATGGTTTAACTGGCGATCCATTTAAATCTTATCTTGCAGGTATGGAAGGTTCACAAAAGTCTGTAGACAAAAGAAAACAATCTATCTTTGACATGATTAAATACAGCAAAGACATGAAAGAGTATGAGTTAATGGATTACAACGCATTGCCAGAACCATACAAGATTTTTGGCGCTATGAAACAAGATCCTGCTTTTGCTAAATATCAATTTGCTAAAGATATGTTTACAAACGATATTAAAGAGTTTGAATACGCACAAAATGCAGATGGATTTATTGATTTCTTAAAAGAAATGGCAGTAGCGAAACGTCCACAATACACAACAACGATTGGTATTGCTAACAAAAACGCTAGTGATGCGATGTTTAAAGATGTTCAAGGTGTTCGTGATAATGGTAATAAAGCAGTTGCTGGTATGAAGTCTGTTAAGCGTATGCAAGACATTCTTAATAGTGGTTTAGATACTGGATTAGGTAAAGAAATTTCATTGAACATATCACAACCATTAAAATTAATTTTAGGTGATCAATTTAATGCTGACGAGTTATCTAAACTAGAAGACTTTAAAGCAATATCAAACTTAGTTGTTTTACCACAAGTTAAACAGTTAGGTTTCAACCCAACTAACGTTGACTTGGCATTTATTGTTCAATCATCACCACAGTTAAAAAATACTAAACAAGGTAACTTGCTCATGCTTAAAGCATTAGAAGAAGATTACACTCGACAGGAAGAGTTAGCATTGAAAATGGATGAGTGGGTTATTGCAAATGCAGAGATAATGACAAATGATCCTATTGTTGCTGGTGCAAAATATAATCAATATCGCAATCAAGTTGCTAAAGAGATTGTTGATAAAAGAAAACCATATACTCAATTATTAATGGAAGAGCAAAAACAGGTTCTTGCTAATACGGTAGTTGATACAAATGAAAAACCAAAAACAGAAAGTAAATTTTTCAAATAAGGATAAATAATGGGTTTATTTGATATAGATCAAGAATTAGGTGGTGATGTTATTATTCCACAAGAGGATATGACACAACTTATATCTGGCGGAGTAGAAGTAAAACCAGAAGGTGTAGAATCTAAACCAACTGGTTTTGTTGATAGATCATTAGCAGAAATGGGTATACCTACAGGCAGTGGGATGACAACTGGTCAAATAGATATACCTAAACAACCATCTATTATTATTAGAGATCTTGGATCTGCATTACTTCAATTAGACGATCAAGGTAAGTTAAAAGATAAAGGTAAGCGTGTATTAAATAATTTACGCAAAGGTGGTTTCCTAGACCCATCTATAGCAAAGGTAGGTCAAGGTGCAACTCTAGGTGGTTCTGATGAACTGATTGCAATGGTTGAACAATTTACTAAGTCAAAAGATTATGGTGAAGTGGTAGATATGTTGGCAGAAGGCGTGCCTAATCTATACGATGGCAAACCTATTTATATGTCACCTTACTCAGTCAGCACAGGTATTCAGCGTGCTGAAATGAAAGAGTTTGAAGAAGAATATCCTAAAACTGCGCTTGGTTTAGATGTTGGCGGAAGTGTTTTAACTGCTGGCGCATTGGATAAAGCAACAAAGGCAAGTGGGTTATTTAAAGATGCTCCAAAATTTAAAGAGATGCTTGGTAAAGGTGGTTTGTATGGTGGATTAGCAGGTTTTGGTTATGGTGAAGGTGATCCATACCAACAAACAATATCTACTGGTGCTGGATCTATACTGGGTGCTGGTGCTGGTGGTATTTTTGGTCTTGCTAGTCCTGTTATTTCAGCAGGTATTGAAAAAACAATAGATGCATTTAAACCACAAAAGTTTTTTGAAACAGCACAAGCAAAGAAATTTTTAAAAGAAACATTAGAACGTGGTTATGGTTCTACAGATGAAGCATTATTAGATTTCATTAATAGATCAACAGGCAAGCAATATGACATCACTCAATTAGAAAAAGCAAAACAAGTATTTAGTGATAAAGGTTCAGCAAAACCATTTACTATTGCAGACTTAGATGACGAGACTAGATCTTTACTAGATATATTTAGACAATTACCTACTACAGATATGGGCAATGCTAGAAAATGGTTTAAGAATAGACGTAGTGGTCAAATGCAAAGACTTCAAACAGACGTTAAACAAGCATTTGGTAGAACTGGTGAAATATTTAGTGAAATAAATGCTATTAATAAATTAAAATCTGTTACTGGTGCTGAAAACTACAAGCGTGCTTTTAAAATAAATGTAAAACCAGACTACAAATACAATATCAATGGTATGGATGTGTCTATGCAAGATTTATTTAAAACACCACAATTTCAAGAAGCATTCCAAAAAGCAAATTATCTAGCACAAACTCAATCTTATGGTGTTGGTAAAGACTTCTTACAATACAATTTATTAAAAGATGGAACTGTAATGAAGAATGGCAAGATATTAAAATCAATACCTAGTGAGTTTTTACACAATATGAAAATGGGTATGGACGATGCTATTGAGTCATATATCAATACTGAAGGGTATAAAGGAAATATACTTAGATCATATGTAGATTCTAAAAATATGTTTTTACAAATGTTTGATAAGGCAAATCCACAGTATAAAAATGCTAGAAATTATTACGCAGGGTTAAAAGGAACAGAAAAAGCATACACAGATGGTTTAAATTTATTTAAATTAAGATCTGATGAGTTGTATACAAGAAATCCTGAACACGCAGAAAACATAGCATTGCTTATAAAAAATATGTCTGAAGCAGAAAGAGAAGCATTTAGATCTGGTGCAGTTAGAAGCATTATAGATAAACTTGGTGGCATGATGCGAGATGGTGAAGAAGTATTAACTAGCAAAGACTTTACCAGATACTTTATTACTGATCCAACTAAATTGCGACTAATTAGAGAAACTTTTGGTGACAATCAAAAAGGTTTTCAAGAGTTTGTAAAAAACATTAAGATAGAATCTGATATGTATAACACTTATCGTGCGCTACAAGGTTCACAAACACAACCTCGAACTGAAGCAATGCGCAAGGTAATGGAAGCGCAGTATGAAGCAAATACAAACCTTGCTCAAAAGGTTATGAATTTTCTTAACAGAAACGCACAAGACGTTAATGAAAGACAAATTGAGCGAATTAATGCAGAAGTCGTTTCTTATCTATCTACATTTAATAAAAGAGAAATATTAAAAATATTTAATAGTCTTAATGACTCTAATCCACAAAAAGCATATAACGCTATTTCTGACCTTATTATGAGATCTAGAAATGCTGTAGTAAATCCATATGTTGTTGGTCAAGGTTCTGGTCAGTTTGGAATTAATGTCCAACAAGGATCATTCCCTAATCCAATGCCCAACAGAACAGAGATGCGTTAGTGTGGAAACTAATAAACTTACCTCCGATAAACTTATATAACGCACCAAAAAGAAAGGATACTAATGGAGAAGGTTCAAGAAACAGTAGCAGTTCACTCGGCAGAAATTGAGCATATGAAAAAAGACATTGATCATATTATGAACAAAGTCGACAAAATGGATAAATCAGTCGATGAAATTAAATCTACATTAGATGAGTTTAAAGGTGGAAAAAAAGCAATGATGTGGGTCATTGGTATATTTATTGCCTTAGCAAGTTTTGTTGCTGGTCACTGGATGGATAAATAATGAGTAGACTAACAATAGTCATTGTCTCATTCTTGTTAGTTTTTTTAATTTGGTTTCATAATGCTTATGCTGGAGAAACAACCATTAAGTATAAAGGTAATGTGAATAGTGCTTTTGCTCCGAGTGTGTCTGCATATGGATCTGATATGTGCCGATCAGGGGTGTCTGGAGGTGCTAACACAGGCATGATTTCTATATCTGGTGGTGCTACTATTGTCGATGAAAATTGTGAGCGCATACGCTTAACACGTGTGATGATAGATGCTGGTCTAAAAGTAGCAGGTATTGCATTGTTATGTCAGGACGATAGAGTATTTGAAGCAATGCTCCAATCTGGAGCGCCTTGTCCATATTTAGGAAGTTTAGGAGCATCAGCAGAAAGAGCATGGTATGAAAGAAGACCTGAAATATTTAAAAAAGTTTTTGGTGAGGACTACACTCCTCCTACTGTCACCTATCCTATGGAGTAATGCATATGCTTGGGTCTGTTATTACGAACCTACGTCAGAAGGTTATATCACTGAAGGATCACTTAATTGCACAGGCATCGACCCTACTGTGGCGCTTGAGAGTCATTGGTGTGTCAGTTATCAACCAGACGATCCAATTTGCGATCAATTTAATCAAACGTTTTGCGTTGATACTGTGGAGTATCGCACAGAAATGTGTCCCCAATACTATGAAGGTAGCATATCGCAGAGCAGAACTTACAGTTGTCAATCCCAAACTTGGTCAGACTGGATTGATGCTGGTGGCGCTTGCGTTCCTTTACCCAGCACGTGTAATAGTTCTACTGTTCGGCAAAATATATCGTGCGCTACAGGTTATAATGGAGAAATAACACAAGTAGGAGAATATATATGTCCAACACCATACTCAGAACCAGTTTTTACAGGGTGGGTAGAAGAAAGCAATACTTGCATTCAAAACGTGTTAGACATGAACGATCCAACATCAATAGTAAGTCCAATCTCTACCAGTGCTACTACAACGAAAACAGACAATGCAACTGCACCACAAGTTGCTAATACAATGACGACTAACCCTATTCAGAGTGCATTAAATGAACAATTAACTAAACCAGTCAATGAAGTGGTCACACAACCTGACAATGATATCAGCGATGAAACTGATAGCAAAGAAGAGGTAAAAACAAACAAACAAAATAGGGATGACAAAGAGTCTGAAAATGACGAAGATAATGTCGAAAATGATACTCATGAGATCCTTTCTGGATTTGGAGTTGTGTTATTACCTTTAACTTTATCACAAAATCCTTTTGGGTTTAACCAGCAATCTATACCACAACCATTTTCTTTAGAACAGGAATTTTCAGATGAGTTTAAAAGACTTGAAACCAATATCATTGACTTTATCAAGCAAGACGATAGCGAGGATTATTATACTCGTCACTCCGATAGTGCTTGGGATAGGTTACAGCGCAACCAGTTTTTATATTAAGATGAATGAGACTATAGAATCAAGTAAAGGTCTCAGCAGTATAAAAAAAGATATTAATGAACTACAAATACAACTTGGTTCTGTCAAGGAACGTCAAATAGAATCACTAAATTCAAACATTCGATTGCAGGAAAAGGCAAGTGAAGCATACGCATTGAGTAAAGAAGCAATAGCACTTAGTAAAGCAACAAGCAGAGAAACAGAAGCAATATCTAATGCAGTTCAAAGTGAAGTAGATACAAAGATAGAAGCACTCAATGACAAACTCGAAATAATTAAACGTGCTACTACTAACCCATTAGATAGAAGATGAAGTTAGATATACGAACATTAGAGTCGATATACGATATGTTAGTTTCAACTCATGTGTTAAGAGATGTTGGGTTGCCACCATCATTTGAGATTGAGTTTGAAATACTTGATATGAAAGAAAACTGCATGGCATCATATACACCAGATCCACATACTATTGGTGTATGTCCTCAAAGACACAGATTTTTAACAAGCGTGATTAAGTCAATGTTGCATGAAATTATACATATGACTAATCATTTATATGGTAAGTCCTACCTCAAGCATGATAAGAATTTTAAAGAGTTGCGTAAGCATATTGCTAATGAGTTAGGTTTTGATGAAAACGAAATATAGGAGGTTATATGGTTTGGACTGCATTAATTGCACCAGTTACATCTATCTTAGATAAGTTTATAGAAGACAAAGATCAAAAAAATAAAATGGCACATGAGATTGCTACTATGGCAGAAAAGCAAGCACACGCTCAAAACATGGCACAGATAGATATAAATAAGACTGAAGCATCACATCGATCTATTTTTGTTGCTGGTTGGAGACCATGTTTAGGTTGGGTATCAAGTTTATCTTTTGCTTGGATATTTTTATTACAACCGTTAGTGCAGTGGATATTAATCCTTGCTGGGAACAATGTAGTGTTGCCCACATTCCAAACTGATGTTTTAATGGAGTTAACGTTTGCCCTTTTAGGTATGGCAGGGTTGCGTTCTTGGGAGAAAAGCAAGGGATTAACTAAATGAAGTTATCGCCACACTTTAGTTTAGAGGAATTAACACACTCCGATACAGCAGTTCGCTTAGGTATCGATAATACACCTACGGTTGAAGTTATTGATAATCTTAGATTCTTAGCAGGAGAATTAGAAAATGTTAGAGATTTATTACGCTGTCCTATGCTTATTAGCAGTGGTTACAGGAGTTGTGATCTTAATGATCATTTGGGAAGTAAGAGATCTTCCCAGCACATTACTGGCAACGCTGTGGACTTCATTGCGCCATCTTTTGGTAACCCTCGTAGCGTGGTCGAAGAAATTGTTAAGCACACTTCAAAAATTAATTACGACCAAGTAATACTAGAGTTTGGCAGATGGATTCATATATCATTTGTCAAAGAGAATCCACGTAACAATGCATTAATCATTGATAGATACGGAGCAAGACCTTTTGAAGATTCTGTTTATTGACATAGAAACAAAAGCATCAGTAATTTCAGCATGGGGATTGTATGATATTAATGCTAGTCTTAACCAAATAATTAAGCGTGGCAAAATGATGTGCTGGTCTGCTAAGTGGAAAGATGATGATAATGTAATTTTTGATTCTGAGTGGACATCATCACATCGAAGGATGGTGAAACATATCTGGAACTTGCTAGATGAGTGTGACGTGTGTGTTCACTATAATGGTATGGCATTCGATATTAAGAGTATTAATCGTGAGTTCTTATTGTTAGGTATGTCGCCACCAAGTCCATACAAGCAAGTTGATTTACTTCGAGTAATGAAAAGAAACTTTAGATTTATATCTAATAAGTTAGATAACGTAGCACAAGAACTAGGTATTGGGTCTAAGATAAAACATTCTGGCATGGATCTATGGAATGATGTTGAAAAAAAAGATCCTAAAGCAAGGGAGTTGATGCAGGAATACAATGAGCAAGACACAGTGTTGTTAGAGTTGTTGTATAAAAAATTAGAAGGTTGGTTGGGAGGATATATAAATCATAATGAATATAGCGAAGTTACTGTGTGTCCTACTTGTGGTAGCAGTCACATTCACAAGCGTGGTTTTAAAAAAACCAATACTCAAGTTTTTCAACAATATAGGTGTATGTCATGTGGGTCGTGGGCAAGAAGCAACAAGGGGATCAAGAACAAAAGAAAATCAGAATCCGTTGTCAGCATAAGGTAAAAATCGTGGACATTATAGACATAGCAAAAGCAATGACAGGGTGTGTAATCGAAGAATGTCAGGTAACTTATGGGGAGGATACGATCACAATTTTCCTCGACTCTGGTGCAAGCGTAGAAATTATAGTAGACTCTATCTATGCTGACATACCAGAATATGACGATTAAAACATTACCAGACGGTAAACAAGTAGATAACTATAGTGAAGAGTGGATGCGCTATTGTGAATCTCTAAGTCTCTCTAGAAAATCATACTCTAAAAGAGTTGACTTCCTAGAAAAACTCAAAGACGAGGAGAGAAAAAATAAAATCAAATACTACTTACAACTAATTTGGGATTTAAAGAAACGTGATTATGAGCGTAGCAAAACTCAAAACCAAGAACTTTTCCCACCAAACTAAACCTGCCAGCATATCTGACTCCTTTCATATCAACCATCACTTAGGTTGATTTTGTTGTCAGGAAACATCTTGTAATATTTCCCAGTAATGTCATGACTGACCTCTACCCTGACAGATCCGTCAGACTCTTTAAAACAATTCACCGTATAATGACTACCATCAATTATTAGTTTTCTGCTTTGCATTCTTGCATATTCCCTCTAAATTATAGAAATCTATCCCACACCACCATTTCTTATGTTTACGGTGATAAAACTTTGCTTTGTCGCCACATACATGGCAGACTTGACCTTGTAACTTAATCTTCGTCATGTAATGGATCGTCTATCCATTCGTCAGGTGTTACTGGACTAGCAGTCTCTTCTGCAATGATCTCATCGTAAATTTTTTCTTCTTGGTCTAAATACCATCTTTGTTTACGACATTCTTCTTTGCATTGCTTTGCCCATGCTAATCGTTCTGACTTAATAGCATTTTTAAGACCTCTTCTATCAAGATATTTTCTTTCATTACCTTTGCAATATCCTATAGTTTCTTCTTTAGTTTGCTTTGCTTTTATTACATCAAATGTTTCTATACCACCTTTTTTATAGTGGTCTGGATTAATTGGATCACTCATATGAACTCCTTACCATAATTAAAAAGTAAATCAGGAGGGATTAACCACGCTTTCTTTGCACTGCTATCACCATCCATTGCACCATCCCAATATTTTATTTTGTTAATATTAACAAATATACAATGTAATATATCACCTTTTCTCAAAGAGTGAAACTTTTTACCATCCCAGATTAACCAGAAATCTGCACAACTAACGCACAATGCAGTCTGCTTGCCATTCATTTCAAACTCTATAACTACATTACCATACTCATGACACTGAGGACAAGACTTTACCTCAACACTAGATTTAATCTCTGGAATATAAATGTCGTAGTAAGGAAAGTTACCTTCTTTTTTATATGCTTTAGGGTAATACTTATGAATACGCTCTAACGCTAATTGTTCAATCTGTTCGCCTTCTGGCAATCGTTTATCAAAGTTATTCATAATTCAACACCAGTCGACCAGCAATAATTTCACAATGTATATCTTTTACTTTAGTGTAAATTGGTTCTTTATCTGAAAGTTGTGATAACAATGTTCCTTTATGGCAAATTAAATCTTCTGGAGTGAGTTTAGTAGTAATGTAATACTGCAAACCAATACCAATTGAAATCACAATAAATATAAATGGAACAATAATTTTAAGTATTTTCTGTATCATAATCTAATCCCTCGTTGTGTGTATTACGTGTAATACAAATTATAATTACATAGAAATCTATAAGAAAGGAGATTCACTATGTGGACAACACCATCAGCAACTGAAATGCGTTTCGGTTTTGAAGTTACATTATATGTAATGAACAAATAATTAAAAGGGGAGATCATCGTCTCCCCATTAATTTTTCATACATACCAGTATTATTCCTAATCCAATGAAAGTCTAACTCTACCTTCACCAGTCCTCTTCTTTTAGTAAGTTTAGTTAAAAACATTGACTTACCTTCTGGAAGATACCTTACATTATCTTCAGGAATATATCTAATAACTCTAGAACGGTATGTCTTCAACATTACTTACCTCTTGCTCTTGTGGTGCTGTAGAACCTGATTCAGTGTCAATAGTTACTTTGCCACTAAAAAACTTTTCACCAGTTTTGCTATTAGTTTGAACCCAAGCACCTATGCGTTGCGTAGTGCCATCTGCTAATTTAATAGTTCCAGTATAGTCTGGAGTTCTATCACCTTCTTGTTTATAAGTATTTTTACCTAAAGTAAAATCACCTACGTCTTCATATCTTGCCATTTATTTCTCCTTAATAGAATTTAATAATTGCTCAATTTCCTCATTGAACTTTACAACTTCTTCTTCCAGCATTTTGATGTAATCATCATCCCTCTCAACACGAATAACAAATAACTTTAAATCGTCTGGAAATGAAGGGTTATACGAAACAAAGTCACAAAAACTACGCTGTGTTACACACATTCCCCATTGCATCTGAGGGTAGTATTTTTTGGGCGCTTGTTTCTTTAATAAGGTGCTAGTGTGTGTAGTTTCTAGTGGCGACTTAATTTCAATAATGCCGTCTTTACCCACAAGACCATCAACACTGACACCACTCCAAGCAAGAGTAGGATGTTTAATAAAACCAACTTCTTCAACATCTATCTTGTTTTCGAGTTCATATAACATACGTGCATCAGGTTCTCTATCGATACCTTGTTGCATAACGTTGTTAAAATAAGTTTGCACTGGTTGGTTAGTTAATCGCTCAGTAACCAACTGTGTTTTGTAATTGAGTCTGGTTTGTGATTCACCAGTTTTAATTTTTGAGATTACATCTGCCATCCTTGATCCTGTGATGTGACCAACTCGTGCCTGTAACCATTCGTCCGTTCTTTGTTCCATTATTCTACCTCCCAAGTAGTCATACTAGATTGATTGTAAACTATTCCTTTTTTAGAATCAAACTTTTTACCTTTAAAGTCTTCAATGCTATATCTTTTAACATTTTTAATTTTAAATTTTTTTAAGATTTTATCTTTGTTATAAAATAAATCTGCCAGTAAACAAGTTTTATCTAACTTATGATAATACGTATATGATTTAGTTGGTGTTGAATCTAATAAATTTGCGGTAAGCAAACGTCTTAAAATATTGCGAACTACCTGATACTCAAAACCAATTTCATTAGCAATTTGCTTACAACATTTTCTTTGATTGCCAATACATTTTAAAATTTTATTTACTAACTCTAATCTTTTAATTCGATTGCCATGTTTATCAGTAAACCAATGATCTTCTTTATGAGACATCTTCTATCCTACACTCCCATCTATTACTTTTATTCTTAAACCATCCCCAGACTTGTATCGTCCAACCTGCCTTACGAATAGCACCTATGTTATCGTTGTTTGCTATCTTGTTTATACGAGCGCTGACGTTACTTTTGGATGTGCATTGGACTGCTAATACCTCACCATCATCAGAAATCGCTAACACGTCTACAATATTAAAGAGATCTATGCGCCTGCGTGCAAACGCATTCCAATACTCACAAACCTGAACCGTATTATAACCATCACTTCTTAGTTTTTTTAGTGTCAATTGTGTCGGACTGGTTGCCATATTTTTCCTTTTGTTTTTTTGCAAACGTTGTATTTTCCCAGAATGGATTAGATTCTACTTTTTTTGTATCCTCAACCCTTCTACCTGAACCTTTACCCATACAAACTCCTTACCAATACATGATTAAACGACCATCATATCTTATTACATGACCTTGCAAAGTTATTCTATATTCATTTGGAATATATTTTTTTAACTTTGCTATGTTATGCAAAAAGTCACCACGATGAACTATTATGTCACCAACTTTATATTTAAGATAATTTTCTTTGCCATCTCGATATTCTAAACCTGCTCCAGAACTTGGAATCTCTACAACATAAGTAAAACTATAAGCAGTATCATTTTTTAATCCTAACGTTTCATATGGAAAATCTTTATGCCAATTTGATGGATAATCCAAAAATGCAGGATCAGATTCAAATATATGAAATGATGGGTATGCAAATTTATGACTTAGATAAACACTCTCTCCAATATGATGAGTAAGATATGCCTGAACTACACCATATAAATTAAAAAAATTTTCTACTAAAATGGGATTTAAAACTTCTGCATCCTTAAAATATGCATCTGTTTTTCCATCCATGTAAGCATTGCGACCCAATGTATAAAACGGTGCTTTAGATCTTTGTATCCAGTAATCTTTTAATTTAAATACATTAGACTTTATCTTATCAATATCTAATTTATCTAAACCTAAGTTATTAACATCAATCATAATGCACTTCTTTTTTTATAAAGTTCTCTGGTAATACAATGTAGTCCTCATGCAGACACACAGTGTATGGTGCATCATTGTAATATTCTGCAACATACATATTTGCTACTGCACATGATTCAAAGTTGCCAATATATTTTGGTTCTTCCATTGTTAAATAAACTATTAAGCAATACTCAAACATTACAACCTCGCTTTTAACCACTCTAGCAGTTCATATTCTGTGCCATATTTTGCAATCCACGTCTTCTTCCCTGAGTGAAAACCATCGCTACCTTGATGATGTTCGTGGCACAAAGGTAAGCAATTATCCCAACTATTACGCTGACTTTTGCCTAAACCTTCCCTAATGTGATGGATACATGGTGGAGTGATTGCATCGTCATAAAACTTACGACAGACTACGCAACCAAAGTCCACCAATTTCTCTATCCATTCTTTTTCACTTTTCTTCAAAATTAAATCCGTATTGTCCTGACCAGAATTTAATATTGTCTAAATACTCATTAAACTCTTTAGTATTTAAATCTGAAGTGCTACGAATAAACCCAACACTTTCATTTTTGATTTCTTTCATTTCAAATAAAAATTTATATGCCATCAATTTATGCATATCATTTTTTTCATATCCAAAGTAGTCTCCCATAGCAGTAAGCATCTCCCAGTAATACTCGTTTTGATCCATACTACGAACACTTTTTGGTTTTCTCACAATTACCTCCCAGACTTTCGTTGGATCTAGTTGTCTTAATTTACTAATTAAGTTTTCTAGATTGTGCTTGTTCATTTTGAAATTTAGCATATTTATTCTCCGCATCATAGTCTTTAGATTTAAACACACGACCATCATCTAATACTACTTTATATTTAATGTCGTCTCCAAATGTATGTTGTATCATTTTTAACATATCTTTAATACTAAGATTTTTATCTTTCATAACGATCCCTGTAAAGTTGTGTTGCTGAATCAAAAAATAGTCCATACTCGCCTTCACCATCCCCATGTCTATTTTTCTGAATAATAATATGTGCATCAAACATCCGTTCTTCTTCCTCAGTCATCTGAAGTGGATCGATGCGCTCCTTAGGTTTATTGCGCCAGACTGCAACACAATTATCACAAAGGTTAGTTATCGAACTAGAACCTAACACTGACATCTTGTCTGGTTTTTCGTCTTCAGTTGAACCCTTACGACTATGTGCTACTAAATGCAAATGACATTTTGTTTGTCTAGCAATCATGCATAGTTTATTTACAAAAGACTTTTGTCCGTTGTAATCGTCTTCTGCAATGGATTGCACCTTCATAAGTGAGTCGATGAGAATATGCTGAATACCTAATTTCTCGCTAGCATACAATAACAAACTCATTAATCTATCCTCAGTAACAGTATTCTGAAAGTCGTAGATCCAAAGTTTACCAACTGCCTTCATGCACCATGCCTTGATACCCTCTGGTTCTGGAAACTCAGATTTGAAACACTGCCTTGTCATCCTAGCAATCAAAGATACTGGTGACATTTCTGGTGACACAATACAAACCTTCTTATCTTGTGCCATAAGATTTTGAAATACCTGCCCAAGAAAAAGACTTTTACCATGACCATTGATACCCTGCCAGATAGTTACCTGACCTTCACCAAGTCGAAACCTATTATCAATCTTCTCGAATCCAACCTTATCACCTTGCAATGCTCCACCATTAGCAAAGTAATCTAAGACATCATCAATAAAATAATCTGGTGATTTAAGTTCAATGTGTTCGTCTCCGTCCCTCTCGTTTAAGTAATTGTCAAAATCAGAATCTTGAATGATTAATCTTTTTAAGCGATTATCATCCAGTGCCTTAGCACCTTTTTCTAACCTAGACATAACTCATATACCTCTTTTAAACGTTGTGATGCTAATAGCACTCGATCTTTATCTTCTTCCGTTATAGGTCGTCCAGCAACAATATCTACAGCACAAAGTGCAACCAGTAAAACCTCTTGTCTCATTGCAGTCAAAACATTGTGTGCATTAAATCGTTGTGGTTTATATTCCTTACCATCATCTGGAAAGAGATCAGATAATTCAATACCAATAGCATTACAGATTTCATCAACAGAAGATCCACCAAAGTCATGCAATAAGATATTTCCATTTGTATCGTATTTAATAAATAAACTTGGTGTTCGATCAGATCGAGTGGGCGAACTTGCTACCCACTCATCTGTTCCAATCTTCCGAACCTTTTGTAGTCTGTTTAATAGGTCATTAATCTCAATCATCGAACTCAGTCTCTGAATAGATAAACCCATGTAAACCTACGACTTTTAGAACTGCTCGGTCGTAAGCACGCTTTTCTGCCATTGCCATAGGGTAACTGGTTTTATTGTTCTTAATATTTGCTTCACCAAATGTTTGAACAGTTTTGTCATCACTCTTAGCAGTGCAGATCACAACCATGTTGCCTTTGTCTGAGTCACACTCGACTACCTGAAAAGAATATTGAACACCTAACTTAGCACCAACAATTTCTACGTATCGGTGTTTCATTAACCATTCACCACTTTGTTTATGTTGCCAAAGTGCATCTTTCCAATCAAACTCAAAACGCTTTAGCATATCTTTAATTAATTTACTTTTCATATCATCTGCCATTGTGCTTCTCCATCTTATGTTTTTCTATCGCTTGCTCTGCTTCATATTGCTCACGCTCTTGTTGATCTTGCAACTGATGTTGCTCATCTAAGTATTGATCGTAATCTTGCAACCAACTATCTCTATCCATTATCTTCTCCCTTATATTTTGAATAAAGTTGGTCAACTGGGAGTGTGTCCCAGTCAACCTTGTTAATAAATTTGTAACCATTAATCCAACACATATAACCTGTTAGATTATGATTGCTATCGTAAACTTTGTAAAGTTCGTTAAATCGCTTTAGGGTATTGATTGTCATAAATTATCTCCTGTGGCGATGGTGATTTGTTAAAGTCCTTAAATACTTTTAAGAACTGAATAATATCTGGTGAACTAAACTGCATAAATGGTTCGCACCAAACTTCTTCACCGTTGGAATCAACCTCTTGCTTATAAACTGTGAGACCTTTAAGCAGATCTGGGCAGTGAACCGCAGATGATAGTATGTATTTGATGAGGTCGTGCATTGCTACACGACCCTCAGTATTTTTAATTGTTTGAGTGACTTCTCCACTCTTCTTTAGAATGTAGTTTGTTTTCATAATGATCTCCTTATAACTTACTACGTTTTTTAAATGCAATCCAGAACGCTTCCCCCAACTCCAACTCGTATGTGGATCGCAGACCTTTTAATTTAAACACAATGCAATCACCTTGTAAAGTTACGATGATTTCTCTGTTACCTCGATCAAAAACAGTTACGTCAGTCTCTCGTGTAACTGGTTTAGTTAGTTTTGTTGCCATACTTAATCTCCTCAAGTTAATGTTAGACCCTAAGCAACAGGGTCTAACTCTTTAATTTCCCAACTATTGTATCTGTTACGTAACTCAGTCAACAAATTTATGTAGTTGTTGATTTCATAACTTAACTTTAGTCGGTATCTTTCTTGTCCAGTATAGTAATCATCCTCGTCATTTACCCACTGAATAAGTCCATCGTCATTTAAACTATACTTCCTGTTGAATCTCCAAAGTTCACCTTGTATTTCTTTTGGGTCGATTAAAAAAACTTCAAAAGTTTTATCTTCGTCCCAAGCGTAAGGTTCATTTCTAACTGATACAAAATCAACCCACATTTTTTTAGGACTACTGTAACCTACTTGAACATGAACTGGAACTTTGTATTTTTGTTTGCCACTTGCTACGTCTTGCATATATTGTTGTTTGTTATCGATAAATTTTGAAAAGTCTTTAATAACATTACCAAGAACTGATCTATCTTTTTCAAAAGGTAACTCATGTGAACCATGACATGACCCATGAAAATAACCATTGTGAATTTGATACCCATGATTAGATAATTTACCATGTGGTGCTTTCATTTTTCTGCCACAAATTTGGCATTCTCCAAAGTGTGTTGCTTTCATAATAATCTCCTCAAATTTATATTAAAAAAAACTGTGTCCAGACCTTGTCCATGTTCCCAGTCTGGTTGGTGTTTGGGTTTCCGTCTCGCCTTCGCAGGGTCTTTGAGTCCCTCAAGTGATTTTTAGTTGACACTTGAACCAACATTAGGATCTAACTACAACATCCATATATAGAACTATACTCTCTTTTTTATAAAATACAAGCAAACTTGTTAATTATTTTTATTTATTTTTATCTTGCACAATTTAACTTGTTTTTGATATGATGTCAGAATGTGTAATTTTATGGAGGAGTTATGACGTTAGATGACGTGAAGAAAAAACTGAATCTAAAGAACGACTACGAGGTTGCTGATACGCTTGGCATATCTCAGCAGGCAGTCAGTCTTTGGCGCAGTAAGGGAGGTGCTATACCAGCACTAAGGCAGTATCAGATCAAAGAGAAGATCGATGCTATTTAAGTATGAGGTCTGGGAGGATGGAGATCTATTATTTAGATTCTATGATAAAGATAACGCAGTTCAGTTTATGACCTGTAGACCAAACACCAGACTGGTAAAAATAAAACCACCGACATTCCAGAACTTACTGGATAAGGTTGGTGAAGCATTATTTTAGGAGATCAAATGCAATTCTATCAACACCATATTGGTGACTTTAAAAAGGACACCAGTTTTCTAGACCACAAAGCGAGATCACAATATCTCGAATTGATGTGGTTATATTACGACCAAGAAAAACCACTGCCAGATGATATTCCATTACTGGCAATGAAAGTCCAAGCGACTGAAAAAGAAATTAGTTTGTTGCTTAGTTTATTTTTTACTAAGATCGAGGATGAGTGGCATCACTATAGGATCGATGAAGAACTACAGGCAGTTTATCGTAAATCTGAGTCAGCAAGGAAGAGTGCAGAAGCAAGGTGGAATAAGGGTTCTATGCGAACGCAATCCGAACGCAATGCGAATGGTATGCTACCCATTACCCATAACCCATTACCCAATACCCATAATAATATATTGGTCGAATACTCAGATAACTTTGAAGAGTTCTGGAAGTCATATCCAAACAAAGTAAAAAAAGAATATTGCTGGAAGATCTGGAAGAAGCAACAACTGGATAATAAACTTGATGTGGTTATGAAGCATTTAAATGTTTATAAGAACTGTAAGAAATGGAAGGATGGATATATCGAGCATCCATCTACTTATCTTAACCAGAAGGTGTATCTAGATCCTGTAGAAGCACCAAGAGAGAGGAAGGTTATATGATTACCTATGATCGAATGCTATGCATATTAGATGATTGGATTAAATGGATGAGACGTGACAACGACCAACTGGGTTATCCAAAGAAGTCGTTGATGTTTTCTAGTGGTGGATCTGTTAACTCTGAAGCGTTTGATGAGATGTGTGATGCTGTAGACGAAAAGAACTGTGAGATCATGAACTCGATTATTAACGATCTGGATAGAGGTGAGCGTGAAGCAATATTTTATCGGTTATTTAAACAGCAACCTAAACCCTTTTATTACGAATTAAAGTTAACTTTAGCGTATACAAATATATTAAAAAAACTTGAAGAAAAAAACGTTATATAGTAATCAAACGGTTTTTAAATTGATATAATTAGTGGGTAGGAAAGTTGCGTCCAATTTTTCTACTCTTTGATAGAATTATAATTCGATCAATGATCTCCTCCCTCAAAGGCAAGGTTTAACGACTTTGCCTTTTTTATTTTATAAAGGAACTTATCATGGCAGGTAAATGCAAAAGTAAAGGTCGTAAAGGTTACGGCAAAAAGGGTAAGTAATGGCAATCACAGAACACAATGTAGACTCGATGATTAAATACTTTAAAAAGAAGTTAAAGGTTAATCGTCCAGCAACCGATAAGAAAAAGAAAAAGAAGAAATAATATGTTACTACTACCAATTCAAATGTATGGTCAACAACAAGGTTATGGCACTGCCGACTCGAATAAGATCTTATCTGAGTTTGGTAAGTCAGCATATAAGATGATGATGGATTCAAAGAATTCCAATTTTGGTGGCAAAAATGTTTTAGATAGTTCAGTAGGGTTAAATCCATCAAATAGAGATCTTGAAATGCTACAAGGTCGATCATCAGGATCTGGCGCAGATGCTTTTGAGTCTAACCCATATGGATTTGATTTAGACCCTAGTGGTCAGTTTTATATTGATCCTGCTGGTAATCCAATAGACAGAGATACATATAACTATTTATGGCAAGATTATCAAAATCAACAAAGAGAAGCATTAGAACAAGTTAATCCAGATAACTACAATATCGGTGGAATATTAGATTATTTACAGTTTTACAAGCGATAGAGTCAGTTCACTTTTAATTAGGAAAATCAATAAGTTATGAGACCTACGATAGCAAATGCAAATATCTTACGGTTTCGTAATCAAATACGTCCAGAAGGTGTTGCAAACGTTGCTGGATTGTTAGAACCAATCGTATCGAAAGTAAAGAATTCACTAAATGAAATTACATCAGTTTCACCTAGTGGATCTAATGTTGTAGAAACTCCAGAGTATTATAGAAACTTACCATCAACTAATATTAATGTTGGTGATTTCTTAGTAGGCAATGCAGACAGAGCATTATTAGACATTAGTCAATACAGACCACCAAACCCAGAAGACTTTCTTGATCTTGGATTGCTTGGTGCTGATGCATTCTTTCCAGCAAGAGGTGCAGTTAAGTTAACAGGTAAAGCATTAACATCACCATTTGCTAAAGACATTTATGCAAACGTTCCTAATGCAGTAAACAGATTAAACCAAAGATTTACTGGTGTTGATTTACAACCAGAGATCATGATGGGAGAAAAATCTGCATTATGGAATAAACGTGGTGGAGATGTTGATAGATTTTTGGAAATGGAAAAAGAAGGTTTCCAATCTTCGAGCAATCCAGAAGCACCTTATACAAAAACTCAAGCATGGCAACAAACAGGAACTGGAAGACAACCTTTTGATAAAAAACTAAGGCAAGAGTTAGACGACAGTCAATCATTTTTAGACATGGATAAAATTCCTAAGTTTAATGATGACCAAATGGCAAGATATAAAGCATATAAAATGGGTTACGATGATAGATCATTGTTACCTTTTGATTTAAAGAAAGTTCCAAAAGAACAATATAAAAACCACGTTAACATGAGAATGTTAAAAGGACTTGCTGATCAAAATGCAATTCCTTTAAAAGATGCATTTTATTACAAAGATTTATACGAAGCATATCCACAGTTAAATGCTGAAACCAAGATTACTTCATTGCCAATGATTGGCGAAAGAAAAACTGGTGGATTTTTTGATCATACAACTAACACAGTTTACATAAACACAAATACTTTAAAGTCAGTTGATCCTAAAGATATTGTTTTACATGAGTTACAGCATAAAGTTCAAAACATAGAAGGTTTTGATATTGGTGCTAACAGCACACTATCTTATGGAGATGTTTTAAAACGTGTAAAAGAAGTTAAATCAAAAGCAACAATGGGAATGTATGGAGAAAATACAGATAAAGTTACATCTATTGTTGATGATATTTATGATAAGTTTACAGACCAAGCAAAAGGTGATTTTTACACCAAACTGCCTAATCCATATTGGACTAAATCTGGAGAAATAGAAGCAAGGACTGTTGGCAAAAGAAGAGATTTGTCTGCTGATGAAAGAAGGCAAATATATCCTTATAGATTTAACAGGCAAATGGAATTAAATAACCCAAACCAAAATATGCAAATGGATGTTCCTATTAATTATGGTTGGTCTTCAGCAGATACTGGTATGTTTAATCCAGTAAAGTCAGACAGTTATATTAGATCTACACCAAAGAAACCAGATCCTAGAGTTGGAACTCGATACACAAAAGAATATGTAGGTGACTTAGTAACACCTAAAAATATTACAGGTAAAGAGTTAGAAGGATCAACAATTATAACCAAACCTAGTGATGCAACTAGTCGAGGTGACAAGATTACATCAATCTCTGATGAGTTCTTTGAGCAACAACCTCCAACAACTGAAGGTGGTTTTGACTTTGCACGTAGTAAAAAGAATATTAAACAGGGTAAGTATTACGGTTCTGGTCGTGAGCAAGTAGATGTTGATACCAGAAGAATGATCCAAGCGTTTAGAGAAAACAAAGCACAAGGTGGAACTGGTCGAATGATGTTTACTCCATCAACGATGGGTAGTTATAGTGAGTCATTCTCTACAATGCCATTTGAGAACTTAATGCCAATACTTGCTAAAGCAAAACCAGAAGCAATTGCAAAAGTTAATAATGAAATAAGACAGATCTATCCTGAGTTCTCTGGATTAAATACACCAGCAGGAACTACCGAGATATTAAATCATGGTAACTTGCGTAAACTTGCAATGGAAAGATTAAGAACTAAATCTGCACAAGAGAATCTTGGTTACAACGCAGAAGATCTTTACAACGCAGTTCGATCTGATCGTTTAGTTGGTGTTGGTAAAAACATGATTGGTGATACGTTGGTAGAGATGGATACTGCATTACTACAACGTGCTGATGATATGTTAAACGATGCTAAGATCACTGACCTAAGTCAGTCTAAAGAAGCAAGAAAAGCAAGATCACCAGAACAAAATAAAGTTTTAGATGAAGTCTACGCAATGTTTAGAAAAGACATGGGAGACAATCATAGAACTTATAAAGTTGCTAACACTGGTGCTACTGAAAATAGATTTACTTTAGATATGAATGCACCATTGATTGAAGTTGCTGGTGATGACATGATTAATGACATTATGAGAGGTAAAGTAGATTACTCTATCGATCCTAATAAAGTTTATAGTAATAAAGTTACACCAGATGAAGCACAGAATATTATTCACACTGGACATAAAAACGTAGGATTATTTATTGATCCTGCTAGAGCAAAAAGAATTGATCGATTAAAAAAATCTGGTCAGTTCGATAGCAAGGTAATAAGTATCTTTGATGATTTTATAAAATAAAAGGAAAGATAATGGCAAGACGTGGATTGTATGCAAACATTAATGCTCGTAAGAAAAAAGGCATTAGTCGTAGCAAGAAGAACTCCACTATATCTAAAGAAGCATATGCCAATATGAAGTCTGGATTTAAAAAGAAAACTAAAAAGAAAAAATAATACATGGAAGAGTTAACACCATGTAACGGTGTATGCCGTATGCAAAAAGCAGAAGACGAAATAAGATGCACGTCTTGTTTTAGAACTTTCTCCGATATTGAGCAGTGGTTTTACATGACTAATGAAACACGTCAAGAACGAATGAACCAACTCAAACGAGAAAAACATCAATATAATAGGAAAAAGTAATGACCCATTTTGGAGTTACACATGGCAGAACGATTAAGAAAAAAACATCAAGAAGAAGTTAGAACAAAGATCCAAGTATCACAACTGATTAACGTATTACACGATCACGCTTTTGGAACTATCGAGGAAATGAAACCAACTCGAATGAAAGCAATCGAGATACTGTTGAGAAAAGCATTGCCTGATCTCTCAGCAACTGAGATCTCTGGTGATGGAGATGCACCGATTGGCATCAAGGTGATTACTGGAATAGATAATGACTGATCTAGTATTAGAAGAAGAGTTTATCGAAGAGGATGATGGTTGGGAAACAACTGATCTAGGTTATAGACCTAGAGAACCTCAAAAAGAAATACATAATGCAGTAAAGAACCATCGGTTTAGCGTGGTGGTTGCTCATCGTAGGATGGGTAAAACTGTATCAGCGTGTATGCAATTGATTAACTCAGCACTATTGTGCGACAAACCTAACCCTAGATTTGGTTATATAGCACCTACGTATTCTCAGGCAAAGAGAGTAGCGTGGCAGTATATTGTTGATTACACAAGACCACTTGGCGCTAAAGCAAACATTGCAGAATTAAGAGTAGATTTTTTAGATGGACGAAGAATTAGTTTATACGGTGCTGATAATCCTGATAGTTTACGTGGGATATATCTGGACGGAGTGGTAATCGATGAGATCGCTGACGTATCTCCAGCATTATTTAGTGAAGTAATTAGACCAGCACTAGCAGATCGACTAGGTTGGTGTATGTTTATTGGAACACCAAAAGGAACTAACCACTTTAAAACTTTACGTGATCGTGCTGATCAAGGTATCGATAACTGGAGGTTGTTAGAGTTTAAAGCAAGTCAAACAAACCTATTAGAAAAGTCTGAATTAGAGTCAGCACTTCGAGAGATGGGTGAAGAAAAGTATATGCAGGAGTTTGAATGTTCATTTCATGCTCCAGTTGAAGGTGCATATTACGGTAAACAGATTAACGAATTAGAACTACTGAATCGTTTTGTAGATATTCCATACGATGATGTAGCAAGAACATTTACTGCGTGGGATTTAGGTGTTGGTGATAGCACAGCAATCTGGGTAGCACAGTTAGTAAACAAAGAAGTAAGACTGATCGACTACATGGAAAATCATGGAGAAGGTCTAGGACATTATGTGACATGGATAAGAGATCGTGGTTATGAGAATGCCACACACTTATTACCGCATGATGTTGAAGTAAGAGAATTAGGCACTGGCAGGTCAAGAAAAGAAATGCTTGATGATGCTGGTTTAACAATACAGGTAGTTCCAAAACTTACAATTGATGATGGTATTCAGTCAGTTCGTAGGTTATTACCACGTTGTTGGTTTGATCCTAAAACACGAGATGGGATCAATGCATTACGCAACTATAGACGTGAATACAATGAGAAACGTGATGTCTTTTTTGACAAACCGTTACATGATTGGTCATCTCATGCATCAGATGCATTTAGATATTTAGCAGTAGGTATCGATGAAGGCACTGAGGGTTGGGATAAACCATTAGATATTAATAACACATGGATCGTTTAAATGGCAGATGAAAATAAATTAAAGAGTATTCTGGATGCTGAAATTGATGATGCGATTGGTTTCTTAGAAACTGAGACGACTGACGAAAGACAACAGGCACTTGAATACTATCTACGTGAACCATACGGTAACGAGGTAGAAGGTAAGTCTCAAATTGTTACTGGTGAGGTTGCAGAAGCAGTTGACGGTGTATTACCACAACTAATGAAAATATTTTCCGCATCTGACGACTTTGTAGAGTTTGCTCCAGTCAATGAAGGTGATGAAGAAAAAGCAGAGCAAGCAACCTTATACGTTAACCACATTATCAATAAAGATAACAAAGGTTTTGAAATATTTCATAACTGGTTTAAAGATGCATTGCTACAAAAAGTTGGTGTAGTAAAAGCATACTGGGACGAAAAGATTGATGTCACTGTAGAGAAATACGAAAACCTATCAGACGATGAAGTCATTATGGTTTTAGAGTCTGGTGATATGGAAATTGTGTCACAAGAAGTAATTGAACGTGAAGTTGAATATGCTGGCATGATGCAAAAAGAACAAGTAACAAACTTAAAAGTTAAAAAGTTTAAAGACAAAGGTAAAGTGGTCGTAGAAAACGTGCCACCAGAAGAGTTCTTAATATCTAAACGTGCTAGATCTATTGAAGATGCACCATTCGTTGCACATCGAAGAATGGTTACTCGTAGTGAGTTAACAGCAATGGGTTACGATGCAGATACAATTGATGCATTAGGCAGTGGTGATACATTAGAATTCTCACCTGAAAGAATTGCAAGACATACTCGTGGTGAAATGCCATACGATAACGAGTCTGGTGATGAGACTATGGAAATCGTAGAGTATTACGAATGTTATATTAAGACAGATTACGATGAAGACGGAATTGCAGAACTAAGACGTATTTGCTACGCAGGCAATCAGATCTTACATAACGAAGAATGTGACTACGTGCCATTCCATAGCGTATGTCCAATTCCAATTCCTCATAAATTTTACGGTCAGTCATTAGCAGATCGTGCAATGGACTTGCAGTTAATTAAGTCTACTATCACTAGACAAATGCTAGACAACTTATATCTCACTAACAACTATCGAGTTGGTGCAGTTGAAGGTCAAGTAAACTTAGACGACTTACTAACATCTACTGCTGGTGGTGTGGTTCGCATGAAGAACCCAAATGCTATCGTGCCACTTGCAGTGCAAAGTAATGCTCAACAATCATTCCCAATGCTTGAATACTTAGACCAAGTGCAAGCAAAAAGAACTGGTTTAACAGAAGCATCACAAGGTTTAGATGCAAACATTTTACAAAACGTAACAGCAACTGCAATTTCTGCAATGACAAATGCTGGTCAAGGTAAGATTGAATTGATTGCTCGTATCTTTGCTGATACTGGTGTCTCATCTTTATTTAGAGGTATCTTACAACTCGTATGTAAATACCAACAAAAAGAACGCATCATTAGAATCAATAATAAATACGTTCCGTTTGATCCTCGTGAGTGGAGCAACCTATATGACGTAACAGTCAACGTTGGTTTAGGAACTGGATCTAAACAAGAACAATTAGCAGTGATGCAAATGATCTTACAAAAACAAGAGCAAATTATTCAACAGTATGGACTAGCAAATCCTTTAGTTAATCTTAAACACTATAGAGATACTCTTGCTAAGTTTGTGCAAATGGCAGGATTTAAGGATGACAGTCAGTTCTTAAATGAAATTACTGATGAGCAATCACAAATGCTAGCGCAACAAGCACAGCAAGCAGGTAAAGAAGATCCAATTACTCAGCAAACACAAATACTTGCTCAAGTTGAACGTGAAAAAGCACAATTAAAAGCACAGTCTGACCAAGCAAAACTACAGTTAGATCGTGAGCAAATGGAACTCGAAGCACAAAAAGATGCGCTAGAGTTAAAACAACAAGAAGTAAAACAAACAACTGAGTTAGCGTTAAAAGAATTGCAAATTAAATTAGATGCAATGAGTAAAAACAAAAATGCTGATACACAAAGCACTAAAGTTATTATGGAAGCGTTAGAAAAAATAAGTAACATTGCTAATAGAGGTATGCGATAATGGCATTTTATCAAAATACGCCATTTGGTCCACAGTATTATCAACCATCTGGTCCATTTTATGAGTCAACACCTCCAAGTGCATCTTATAGTCCTATATTTGGATGGAGTGGTGGATGGCAATTTGCTGGAGGAGGAGGAGGATATACTCCACCTAACACAACACCAGTTGCATCTAATATTGTATCTGGTTATGGATTACAAGATGTTGGTGAAGGAATGTATTACTATCCAACTGCTGATAAATATTTTTCTGGTGAAAAGTTTTATACAAAATCTGGAAATCAATATTCACCTTATGAAGAAGATATTAAAGGATTTAATAGAGCAGGTGAGACTGGCATTTATTCACCATCTCAAGCATATTTGTCTACATTAAATAGAACACCATTTCAGCAATATGCAACACAACAAGCACCGTTGCAATCTATGGGATATAACCCAGCATTGGGATTATCACAAGGAACAGGATTATATCAACCAGCAAGCACAGGATTATATCAACCAGCAATCGGTAACTTATTATCTTCTCCAACATCTATGTCAACACCAACAGGCAACTATGGTGCAGGAAGATTTCTTGGAGGAACGGACGGACTGCTAGGATCAATGCCATTAAATTTTGGATTGCCTAGTGGTGAATCAGACAATGGATAAACAACAAATAATAAAAAATATTTTAATGACACCTGAGTTTCAAGAGGTAGTTAAAGAACTTAGAGATAACCAATTAAACAGAATTATCTACTCTAGCGAGGATGATGCAAAAGTCAGAGAGCAAGCATATCTTCGTGTTAAGACGATAGACGAACTCATGAACTATCTAGAATCTATTGCTAAAGATAGCGAGATAAAAGATAAATCATGGAAGATATTATAGACTTTTCTATAATGGCAACCCTTGCCAAAAGGGAACATTAAGGAAATACAATGAGTGAAGAAACCATGACTCCTGAACAAGGAAGTGGAGATCTAACTGTAAGAGGTGCAGTCTCAGCATTTGAAGGCATCTTATCAGCAGGCGAGGACTCTCCAGAGCAACCAGAAACTGTTGACCAAGAGGTTGAAGAATCTGTAGAAGAGGAAGTATCAGAAGGTGAAGAGGAAGTTGTAACTGAAGATACTGAATCCCAAGAAGAAGTTGATTTTAGTGAAGATGAACCTGAAGAAGAATCTTACGAGGATGTTGCTACTTATAAAGTAAAAGCATCTGGTGAAGAAAAAGAGGTTACCATTGATGAACTAATAAAAAACTATCAACTTGGTGCAGACTATACGAAAAAGACTCAAGAGATTGCTGAGCAACGCAAAGCGATTGAAGAAGGTATGAGAGAAGTTCAAGAGTCTAAACAAGTTAGAGACTTATATTCACAAAGACTGCAAGCAGTGGAAGAGTTTTTGCAAAAGCAAGTAACAGATGCAACTCCACAAGATCTTGCAGAGTTGAAGGAAAATGACCCAGTAGGATATGCAGTTAAAATTGCAGAAATTACAGAAAAGAAAGAAAATCTAAGTGCTGTTCAACAGGAACGTGCCAAGATTGCTCAACAGCAACAACTTGATCAAAAACGTTTCTTACAACAAAAAGTAGTTGAAGAAGCACAAAAACTTTCACAAATCCTACCAGAGTTTTCAGACCCAAATAAGGGCGAACAACTCAGAAATGAGATTCGTGCCTATGGAAAAAGCGTAGGTTTTACAGATGCAGAGATGAGTAATGTCATCGATCATCGTCACGTATTAATGCTACGTAAAGCACAATTATATGATCAGTTACAAAAGAATAAACCTAATGTAACCAAAAAGGTAAACAGCGCACCTAAAATGGTGAAGTCTGGCAATAAGGTTGATCCAAGTAATCGTGATGTGCGAAAAAGAAACATGGCGAAATTAAAGCAATCTGGAAAAGTCAGAGATGCTGTCGCCTTATTTGAAAACTTTATTTAATTAAGGAAGTGAAAACATGGCAACATATCAAACCCATCAGGCAGTAGGTCAGAGAGAAGACCTAACTGATGTAATTTATAACATCTCTCCAACTGAAACACCATTTATGTCTACAGTTGCTAAATCTAAGGCAACTGGTGTTTATCATGAATGGCAAAAAGACTCTCTTGCTTCTGCTGATATAACTAACGCAGTAGTCGAGGGTGCTGATGCTTCAGATGCAACACTTACTCCAACAGTTCGTGTTGGTAACTACACTCAGATTTCACAAAAAACTATCAAAGTTGCTGGCACACTAGAGTCAGTTGATAAAGCAGGTAGAAAATCTGAAAAAGCATATCAATTAAGTAAAGCATCTGCTGAACTTAAACGAGATATGGAAAAAATCTTGTTATCAAACAAAACAGCAAGTGCAGGTTCATCATCTACAGCAAGAACTTTAGGTGGTTTACAAGCATGGTTAAACTCTAATGCTTCTTTAGGCACATCAGGAACTGCTGGTAATAACGGCACAACTGCTCGTGTTTCTGGAACAGATAGAACATTTACAGAAGCAATCTTAAAAGCAAACGTAAAATCAGTTTATGAAGCAGGTGGCGATCCATCAATCTTAATGGTGACACCAAGTGCTAAACAAACAGTATCTACATTTGCTGGTATTGCTGGTCAACGTTACATGGCACCGTCTAATAGTGCAACAACTATTATTGGTTCTGCTGACGTTTACTTATCAGATTTCGGCACATTGAATGTTGTTCCTAACAGATTCATGACTGCTGACGTTGCTGGTAACGTAGGCACAGGTGGTGCTGGTCAAGACGATGGTGAAGTGGCATTTGTTCTTGATCCAGAATATGCATCAGTTGCATATTTACGTCCTTTCGCTACAAACGAATTAGCGAAAACTGGCGACAGTGAGAAAACACAACTTTTAGTTGAATACACACTAGAAGTTAAAAACGAATCAGCACATGGCATTATTGCTGACATCGCTGAGTAATATGGATAACTCCCCTCTTCGGAGGGGATTACCCTTTTAGGATTGTTATGGCAAAAATTATTTCAAAAGATAACATAAGAACACAAACAGCACACAATGCAGATAACGGAGACATTGTGATTGCAACAACTCAAGATGTAACAGACATCGTTGAGCAAAACAAAAAAGAATATAACCAATCATCAACCACTTGGGGTGGAGATATATTTGATAATAAAATTGCATCAATCCCATTAACAGTAATAGATGATTTAAATAAAGCAGGCATCATGCGTGGATTTGCAGTGGTAGATCAAAAGAAATTTAAAGCATGGTTAAATAACCCAGACAACAGGTTCTTTAGAACAAAACAAGGTAGAGTATAATGGCATTTAGTTCTTATTCTGATTTAAAAACTGAGATAGCAAATTATCTTGGTCGTGATGATTTAACATCACAAATACCTACATTTATTCGTTTGTCAGAAGATAGATTACGTAGAGAGTTACGAATAAGACAAATGTTGAAACATTCAACTGCAACTACAACTGCTGGTGATTCAACTGTAGGTTTACCAAGCGATTTTCTCGCAATGAAAGAAATGTATTTAAATACAACTCCTGTATCAACAATGACATTTCAAACTCCCAGTGCATTTTTTGCTAACGCTAGAGTGACTGATTCTGGCAAACCTGTAAATTACACTATGATAGGTGCTGAATTTCAGTTTGCACCAGTTCCTGACACAGCATACACACTTAATATGATCTACTACTATAAACCTGATTATTTAAGTGACTCGAACACATCTAATTTATTCTTAGCAAACTGTCCTGATTTATTACTATATGGATCACTTGCTGAAGCAGAACCATATCTAATGAATGACGAAAGAATAAATACTTGGGCATCTTTATATCAAAGAGGTCTAGAAGCATTACGAACAAGTGATGATGATAGTGAATATCCATCATCACCATTAACGATAACTTTATCTTCAAAGGGGTAATACTATGGCAGAAATGTCTAATTTTTTAGAAAACGAACTGTATGACCATGTGTTAAGAAACGCATCATACACTTCACCATCAAACATTTATGTATCATTACACACAGCAGACCCAACAGATGCAGGAACAGGCACAGAGGTATCAGGTGGTTCTTATGCTAGAACAGCAGTCACTATGGGTGCGCCTACCAATGGTTCAGGCACTAACTCTGCTGATGTTCAATTCCCACAAGCAACTGCTGACTGGGGAACAGTAACTCACATTGGTATTTGGGATGCTTCTACATCAGGAAATATGCTATTCCACACACCATTGGATACAAGTAAAAACATTACAACAGGCGATGTATTTAAAATTGCTAGTGGTTCACTAACTGTTACATTTGCTTAATCATGCCTGCTGATGTTTGTGGTTTTACTACCTTAGAGTCATTAGATGCTTTAGGTAGCATAGACGATTTAACATTGTCATTAGATGATGGTGCTTACGCTACTGCGTGTTTACATTATGGTGACGGAACAATTACCAATGATGGTGTTGTTGTTGCTTCACCTACAGTAACCATATCATTTAGTGGAACAATCACAGGTAATGCTGATGCAAGTGCTAGTGCAGGATTAATTGTTACTAGAACTGCTGATATAGATACATCTGCTAGTGCAAGTGCATATCCTACTAAAATTATATTCTTTAGTGGTGATATTACTTGTGATGCAAGTGTGCAAGCACTAGGTGGTGGTCAATGGACTGGATACGCATTTATGGGTGCGCAAGCAAACTTATATGTCTATCCAAATGCGATATTTGAATTTACAGGAACAATTTCAAGTAGAGCAGATATGAGTGCAGACTTATACATCTACGGACAAGAATGGACTCCTGTATCTACAGGTAGTGAAACATGGACACAAATAGGATAAACGAGGTAAATTATGGCAAAAACTAAAATTTCAGAATATGATTCAACCGCTAGTGCGAATACTGATATAGACAGTATTAATATTGACGAGGGTTGCGCTCCTAGTGGTATAAACAATGCTATTCGTGAGGTAATGGCACATCTAAAAGACTTCCAAGCAGGTCTATCAGGTGATACATTACCAATCGCATCAGGCGGAACAGGTTCTACTACAGCAGGTGGTGCAAGAACTGCATTAGGTGCAGGAACAACAGGTGCATCAGTATTCCAAGCATCAACAGTAGCAGATGCTCAACAAGCAATGGATGTTGAAGTTGGTGTAGATGTTCAAGCATACGATGCAGACACATTAGTGGGTGATACAGCAAAAACACTTACTGCTCCATTTAGAGGAACAGTAACTACAGACAACGATTTATCATTCGATCAAGATGTAACTAATAACTTCTCATGCACACCAAGTTCAGGTGGAACATTAACCTTTACTAACCACACAGCAGGTCAGTCAGGTTATGTGTTATTAGATAATAGTGCAGGTGTTGCTATTACTGCTCATGCTACAACCAAAATTACTGCAACTGATTTAACAACTATCTCAACAGCAGGTGTATACTTAATATCTTACTTTGATAACGGAACAAACGCATATTGCACAGTTAGTGCATCTTATGCTTAATACGGAGATTTACCTTGAGTCTATTACAAAACAGTAATGCCATATCTACAGGTGGTGGTTATAACCTAGAATCTAGTCTACGCTTTCGTGGTGGTCAAAACTTAACAAGAACACCGTCAAGTGCAGGTAATCGTAGAACATATACATATAGTTTATGGTTAAAAAGAGGAGCAATAGGAACTTCACCATATGTGTTTGAGCAATATTATGACGCTAATACAAGAAGTATTTTATATTTTAATGCGTCATCTTCTGAAGCATTAAATGTATTTACAAGAATTGGTGGAACAAATTATCAAGTTCAAACTTCTGCTTCTTATAGAGACTCATCATCATGGTATCACATTGTTGTTGCTATAGATACAACTCAAGCAACTTCTTCAAATCGAGTAAAAATATGGGTTAATGGTGAGCAAGTTACATCATTTTCTGCAACAGGATATCCTCCACAAAACAGCGATACTGCTATTAATTCTACTGGAACATTTTACATTGGTAGTTCTTATGCTTCAAGTAGTTATTTTGACGGATACATAACAGAATTTAATCTCGTAGACGGACAAGCACTTACTGCTGACGACTTCGGTGAAACAGATTCTACAACTGGTGTATGGAAACCTAAAGAATACGCAGGCACATACGGCACTAATGGTTTCTATCTACCTATGAAAGAAACACAACAAGCAACTGGATTTAATACAGTGTTGTGGCAAGGTAATGGTGCTCAAACAACAAGCATAGATAATGTAGGATTCTCACCTGATTTGGTGTGGATTAAATTAAGAGATACCACTACACAGGTTGCTCAAGTGTATGATTCTGTGCGTGGAGCAGGAGCAGGAAAAGGATTGTCTACAGCAGAAACTTATGCTGAAGGCACTATGAATGGTGGATATACTGATAGTGCTTATGGTTATATTTCATCATTAGATTCTAATGGATTTAGTTTAAATGATGGAACAACTGCAACCACAGGTGGATGGGTAAACTACGCAGGAAGAAATTATGTAGCATGGTGTTGGGATGCAGGTTCATCTACAGTCTCTAATACAGATGGTTCTATTACTTCTAGTGTTCGTGCTAATCCTGCTACTGGATTCTCTGTTGTTACTTATACTGCTAATGGAACAGCAGGTGCTACTGTAGGACATGGACTTGGTGTTGCTCCAAGCATGATAATTATCAAAGACAGAAGTGCTACTTTTGATTGGTCAGTTTATCATAGTGGAATAGGCAATACTAAATACATATTCTTAAACAGAACAGATGCTTCCGCAACATCTGCAACATTTTGGAATAACACATCTCCAACAAATAATGTCTTTACACTAGGTTCTACTGGTTTTGTAAATAATAGTGGAAGCAATCTTGTCGCCTACTGTTTCTCTGAAGTAGCAGGTTTCTCTAAATTTGGTTCATATACTGGTAATGGTTCAACAACTGGACCAACAGTCACCACTGGATTCAGACCTGCATTTGTGTTGATTAAAAACACAACAACAGCACAAGATTGGTTAATATATGATGATGCTAGAACTCCAAACAATACAAGAAATAAGTTTTTAAAACCTAACAGCAGTGGTGCAGAAGTAACAGCAAGCACTTCTGTTATAGATTTTACAGATACTGGGTTTGAAATTAAAGGGTCTTCTGTTGCTATTAATGAGAATGGTAGCAATCATATCTACATGGCATTTGCTGATACTCGTGATGCACAGTTTAACTTTGATGCAAGTGGTAACAAGAACAACTGGACTGCTAACAACATCAACAGTAACGCATCATCTGAAACTACCTATGACA